AATTACTATTTAGATTATCTTAACAGAGTAAAAGAAATATCAGTTGCGACAAAAAATGTTGAAAATTCAGAGCAGATTTTAATTAGACAACAAGGCGAAATTGATTTGTTAAATGAAGAATATCAAACAAGATTTGGTGGTTTAAGCCGATATGGTTAAATTACTTAACGGTATTCGTTAGGACATGGTTTCACTTAATACCATTATTACGATAGGCGGTTTAGGAGCTGCTTATTTAATATTTTCAAGATTGGGCGGCGGAGCTGGAATCGGAACCGCTATTGGTTCACAAATTGGCGACTTTACAGGTGCATTAGGTAGCGGATTAACCCAAGCGGTTAACAAATTTGGAAATCTTGTTGAAACTCCTCAAGCTAATGGTTATAGATTAGATCCTAATGAAACAAGAGACTATAATGAATATGTAAATTATCAAGATCAAAGTAATCCACAAGCCCAACCAGATAAAACTTATGGAGAAACCGGAGACGGTGGACCGGCTTTTATTTTTCCTGAATCTGAAGTACAATATGTTGTACAAACTAATTTTTTAGGTAAAAATAATCAAAGTGATTTTTCTAATGCAAGAAAAGCAACAGCAGAAGAAAAAAGTTATCTTCAATCTTTTGGAATAGGTGTGTAAAATGGCTAAACTAAAAGGAGCAAAGAAAGCAGCATTTCTAAAACGCATGGCATTAGGTAGAAAAAAAGCGAATACCGTTAAAAAATCAGCACCTAAAAAACGTAAATCGGTAACAACTAAACGTAAATCGGCACCTTTAAGAAGGGCAGCTCCACGTAAAATAACTATGGTTAAACGTAGAACACGAGTCGCAAGACGATCTAGAAGTGTCGGTCGCGGTATTGGTTCAAGTTTGAAAACCGGTGTAATTGGCGATGTAGTCAAAGGAATCGGTGCAGGCAGTTTGGTATCTTTAGTTATGAGTAGGGTCGCCCCTAATAGCTCAATAACTCCGATAGCAGCTACAGGTGCAGCTTTCTTAACGGGCGGTATCGTTGGCGGAGCAGCTAACTTAATTCTTACAGGTGGGTTATCCCAACTTGGCGGAATGTTTGGCGGCACAGCAAGTGCCCCGCAACAGGAGTTTGGCGTATAATGGCTTTGCCAGTTCAACGCACATATGCCAGCATTATAGCTGCATTGAATGCTCCAGTATTTATGACCGATAATCAAACAGGACTAACAAACTTTCTAACGTTAACTCCAAATGTGTTACAGGACATTACTAATTTAATTGACCCTGCAGCAACACAAGTATTACAATACACGCTTATCAAGAACGGAAACGCCACGAGTGTTCGTGCATTTTCGCCGGCAATATCAGCTTCCACAGCTGGGAGAGTGCCTATTGGACCCGTTAGTATGAGTTCAGGATCTTATCAGTGGCAAGCGGTACAATCGGCTGGAGTTTTGTTCAATGGACAGATATTAGTCAGATATGGTTCACCCTTGAACTAAGGAGTTAACAATTCATTATGCCTTTTTCTAATAACATAGTAAACAACTACCAGCTCAACTCTTCAAACGTTCCATTACTTTACCCTGTACGAATTGTATGTCCACAAGGTGTGAGAACCAACATAAGTTTTCCAGATCAGTTTTTGGGCAGATGTATTAATTTAAAAATTTCAAACAATGATGGAACCAATGCCGCATCATATGATTATAATTTGAATGGAATATTTGCCAATTTGGCAGCATCTACTTTTTCAACAATAGATAATGCAGTAATTAATTATCTTACTGTTATTGCTGGAGCTGCCGGTTCAACATTAATTGAAGCTCAAGTATTGCCAGCAACTAGAACAGAAGTACCAATAGAGGTACAAGTATAGAATGGCTTTTGGTGGTAGTACATCATCAAATACTTTACCCCATACACATAATCAAACTGCTGTAAATGATGGGGGGCAGCTATCACAAACATTAACAGATATGAACGGTGTCACGCTATATTCTGAAATTACTGATAACAGTGCCGCAGTTGCAGCCAACACGGCAAATATTGCAACAAATACTGCAGCGATTGCAGCAATAGAAGCCGGTATATGTTCAGTAACATTCCAAGATGATTTTGCATCAGATAATTTTACTGATGGCGGTGGTGGTGATGTGTCAGTTGTACCACCAAATTTAGTTTATAATGCTGGTACAAGTACTTCCGATTCTAGATCTTATTATGATTTGGGGGTTAGTGTAAGTGAAACTAAATGGACTTTAAGATGGAAGCAAACTAGCACAACAGTTGCAACAAGTGCATCATCATGTCATGTTGGCATGGGTATATCATCAACTAATACAACATGGAACGATTCACAAAATGGTTTATCTTTTGTTAGAGGTTCAGGCACTTCGGCTGCAGATAATCAATATTATTTGAATAGATGCACTGCTGGAAGTTATGTCGATAATGGTGCATCTAACAAAGCTGGCTTTTCTACTTCTACTGGAAATGTAACAGCTCAAGTATATTATGTTCAATTAATGAGAACATCAGCAAGTAACATTGTTGCTTCAATATACAGTGATGAATTCATTACTCTAGTTGAAAGTGAAACTTTCACAGATTTATCAGGTGTTACAGGTTTAAGATATTTGAAATGTGCTTCCAGATCACAAAATATTAACACCAACAGCGGAACAATTGATGATGTTAAATTTTACAATGGTTGCAACGGAACCATATTATAATAAAAAGTGAATTCATTAGGCCCCCGGAACCATATTATAATAAAAAGTAACTAGACTGGAAATAAAGGGGTTAAAATCGTGCTTGACAATAAACGCACACTGCATGACCATTTTTATCACAATGGCTAATCAACCACTTGTGAGTTTTTGAAAAGGTCTTAAAGTGCCCTGATCTCATAGAACTACGGCATATTTCAGATTTATCTATCATACCTCAAGCCCCAACTTTCTTGCAGTTTGTAATATGCATGCTTTAATGGCTTCTTCTGCAGTATCCATACCTTGCTTATGTCTAATCTGCTCTACTAATGCATAATAAGAAATTGGCATTGTCAGAGTTTTGTGTACTTTGGTCTCTCCTGTGTTTTGTCTCATAAGTTATCATTACAAAATTTCTATTTAAGACTACACACACACAATGATTAAATCGTGACCAGATTTTTTTCGGAACCCTAGAAACATTATTTTTTAAATAACGTTACTAGGGCTTCGCCAGCCCCTTGAAACATTCCCCCCTACCACTTCCCGAGAATGAATAAAAATGAGGATATGAAACGATAAGATAGTTGTAATATAATGTTAGTGTAAAAAGAGTGATTTTAGGGGTGATAGGGGGTTTCAAAGGGGGATATAGGGGTAAAAGTAACAGTTTTAACAGTATGGATAGTGTGAATAGTATGGTTTACAAGCCAAAAAACAAAAAAGAAAAGCAATTAATGAAATTTTATACTAGATTATCGGAATCTTACGAAGATTTAATGGTAGAAATGAAATACGAATCGGAATTTACAAATGCAGGAATAAAAAAAGAAATGAATAGATTAAATAAATTTTATTTAGATGATTTTTTTAAGAGGGCAAAATGATTGAATATATTATCCTAGTTTCAGTAGTTGCGGCCGGAATTTGTGGCATAGTAATTACTAGAAACGTTTTTGGATCTGATCAAATACACGGAAAATTGAAGCATAGATACGTCTCTTATATTGCTGACCTTGAACAAGATAATAAAAAACTTACAGGAAAACTAAACAAGATGAAACAAAACATTACAATATCATCTGATGATTTTGACAAGGAGAACCCACTAGGATCGATTGCTGGTCTTATTTCGCAATTTGCTCCCCTTTTGCCTAAAAATTTAGCACCTTTGTTACAAAGTCCGGAAGCGATGGGATTTATTGAAAAGATGGTAAAAGATAACCCTGAAAAAGTAACTGATTTAATATCTAAATTTGTTAAGAAACCTAAAGCTAATGAACAATCTACCCTTGAAATGGAAAGTGTCTAAACGTGGTAAGGAACGCGGCTTACACTGCACTGCTTGCTATGTTGGTTGGGGAATTATCTTCGATGGACAAACAGTTAAAATCGACAAGTGTCTCTTCTGTAATTGATGAAACTCAATGAAATCTTTCTTATCGGTGGTGCATTACTTGCAGCTTTGGTTTTCTCTAAGGGTGGAGCAGTTTCATCAGTTTTACAAAACGCTGCCATTCCTTTATTGTCTAATCAAAATGAAAATCAAAATGAAAATCAAAAAGAAATCACAACTGTAATAGTAAGCCCGCCACAATTTACCAGAATAGACATTACCGAACAACTAAGAAATATTTCAAGTTCCGAACTTGAAAAAAATTTAGCACCCTTACAAAATCAATTAGATGAAACTCAAAAATATATCTCTGATCAGAAAAAAATTATAAATAAAAAATATATCAGAAGAGGCAATTACTATTTAGATTATCTTAACAGAGTAAAAGAAATATCAGTTGCGACAAAAAATGTTGAAAATTCAGAGCAGATTTTAATTAGACAACAAGGCGAAATTGATTTGTTAAATGAAGAATATCAAA